AGAAATAGACAGTTTGCTTGTAGACCCCGCATTTAGAAGGCGCGGAATAGGAACAGAGCTTCTATCTAAACTCATTGCTAAACTCAACAAGAAAAGACGTAAAATAAGATTCAAAGTATCAGAATATGACTTGCCTTCTCATCTTCTGCTCAAGAAGTGCGGATTCAAAGCAATAGAAGTGATTAAAAATTCACAAGCCAGCGATTACTTATTTTCTTTTTCGTCACCAATCAAAAAGTGACCGTTACAATCATATAGTCTCGCTATCTCCAGATCTATAATATGAAGTTTGTAATTGAGTTCAGCTTCAAGCACATGTTTGTCTTGCTTTGAATAAACAGATGACATCTGCTCGTACCTTGCCTTGTAGAATTCAGCTCTAAGTTCTGCCTTGCGAACTCTGAGTTTTTTTATTTGATTATCCTTGTCTTCTTTTTTGGCCAAAAAGGGCTTTTGAGTTTTTGGATATTGGGACTTTGAGTCCCAAGCCAAGAATATCATTAAGGATAAGGTTATTAGTACTATTTTGCGCATGAAGTATTTACTGGTTTAGATCAATATTTGAAAATATTGCACTCAAAATAGATTGAATAGTCCTAATATATAATGCATGGAAGAAGACGCAGAAGTAGAAGACATATTCAATAAGAAGCCAAAAAAAATAAAGTCTGGAAAAAAAGGCAAGCGTGTTGAACTAGAACTGGTAAAGGCTTTGAACCAAAGGTTTCAGAAGACACTTGCCGCCAATCCCGATCTCGGGAGCTTCAGCCGCTCGATTGGGAGCGGAAATAGATGGGGCCAGAATGTCCATCTTTCAAGAACGGCAAACAACACCTACTCCGGCGACATCGTATGTCCAGACAACTTCAAATTCGTCCTTGAGTCAAAGGGCGGATACAACGACATAGACTTGTGCTCGGTTTTCGGCGGAGGACAGTCGGAACTGGACGGTTTCTTGGATCAGGTCACTTCGGACTCGGAACGATGCGGACGCAAACCGCTCCTTTTGTGGAAGAAGGATAGAAAACCAAGGCTTGCCTTTTTGAAGGCGGAAGATTTGCCTTCTATGGACTTAAAATGCTCAATGAAATATGGCGAATGGATCGCTCTCAACTACGAAGATCTTATGAGCCTAGATGACAGTTTCTTCTTCTCTTAATCTTTCAAAACACTTGTAGTTGCAAGTTTTCTGAGATGTATGTGCTCTCACCGAAATCAAGTTCAAACCAGACATCGTAAATTCCACAATCCATATCCAAATCCACGGTGTCAAGGAAAAAATAACCTTCTGAATCTCGTCGGTACTCGACTTGGCCTCCCGAGACCACTGTTCTTAAATCTTTTTCTGCCGGCACACATTCGCCGCATTTCTTTTCTATGTGAATCTTGACCGGGCTCGCAACAGCCAGATTCATGTAGTACCTCTGCAAATCGGACGCACTAGGCACATTCGGCACGACCTCCACAGTCAGCCACCGCCTTTCTCCTTTTCTTATCCGGTTCGGTCTGAACCCATAGGAGAAGTCGTACACAATTGGCATATCCGAGGCATACCACAGATCGGATATTACCTTGAATTCGTTCGTTACGGTTCCTGATTGGTTCTCATTGAACTGAACGTACCAGACGTCTAAATAGTCGCCGATGGTATAAACTTGATCTGCCAGCCCGATTGCCACCTTGTAGTGTCCGCCGAAAGAATCTGACACAATTTCTATATGAGGCGACTCTATGGTTCCTATTAACCTTCTTCCCTCCGGATTGTCTTGTGTGACGCAAGTAGCATCCAGTTGATATATCTCTACCTTGGCGACATTTTGGACGCTTTGGCGGTGATTTGAGTTGTAGGTGAACATTCTGAGGTTCAAAATGTCGCCTACGACCGGATTTTGGTTTCTTTCCTTTACTGCCATGTTTTATCTCTTCGTTTTGGCCTTTCTCCGTGCGGCTTCCATGGCCTCGTTTTCCTTTTCCTTTTGCTGGATAAATCTGCTGATTATCCACTTTCTCTCGTTGATGGGCAAAGACATGAAGTTCTCCCGGCTCTGGTGCATGTGGTAGATGAAGAAAAACATCTCCTCCATCAAGTTGCTCCAAAGTTCTAAGCTTGAGTCCTCGATATCGTATTTTTCTTTCGCTTTGCCCGCGGGAAGAAAAAATTTGATTCAAGCGGAAGTTCTATCTCAAAGTCCCGCATTGTATAAGGGTTGGTTATGTTTACCTTGGTATCAACGCCGAAGGGCGGCTCATTGACCACTGTCCTCAAATAAGCCACGTCTTGAATAGGCAACTTCTTCAATAGCGTCTGAATTTCAAGCTTGTCCGCCAGACCCTCTATCTCTTCTATGAGGTGTGCCGTACGGAACAACAAGGTGTCGTCTGCTTGTCCCGAAAGGTCAAAATTCTTAGCCCTTCTTTCTCTGTATTCTTGGATAGACTGCTCATCCTTTCCCACTGCCAATCTGTATCGGAATCTGTATTCAGTTGTGGGCAAAACATCTTCAAGACTTTCGGGGCCGAAATCATCCGTGCAATAGTCAACATACAAATCGTTGAGGTTGATTGTCGTTGCGAATGTCTGGTCAGAGTCAGGATCCTTTATTTCCACATCATACTCTGGAGTGTACGATATGCCTCTAAGATAGATAAGCATATACGTTCTGTCTTGCGTGAGGAAATTGGACGAGTCGTAATTGTCCCTCATGCACCTGTTAAAAATCATATTTATTGCTTGACCCTTCTTAACGAATCGAGGAGTCGCCAATATTTCTTCTTCCTCACCCGTCATTGGCCTAAGATGTATGATTCCGTCCTTTGGTCCATTTTCTCCGTCGTAAAACTTTCCCTTAGAAGGAAGTTCTATCGGTTCAAACACCATTGTTCCCTTGGTACCGATCCCAGCAATCAATTCTTCTAACTTGCCGCTTCCCGTGACCCTCATTTCGGACTTCTTGCCTTGAGCGGGCTTCTGCCCTCCCCTTGTCTCTAGCTTCTTCGATGCCACCGCTTGCTTGAAAGCATCCGGAACCCTGCCGCTGATCTTCACCCCAGCCTCAGTCGCCGGGTTTTCAAGTTCTTTGTTCACTTCTGCCGCGGCATTCTGCCTCATCTCCGCCATACGAGCCAACTGCTCCGCAGCATTATCAGCATCTCCGTGCTGCACATCATCGCCCTCTATTTCCTCTTGGGAAATACTTCTTTTCTGCGGTCTAAAAGTTTCGTCGGCCATTTTTTCTCCTTTGGATTTTTACGGGTTCGTAGTCTATTAGAGAGCGATGAGAATAAATTTTCAAAACGTGGAAGACCTTATTTTCCACGATAAAAATGTATGGAAAAGCATTCCTGATCTGATCCACTTACGTGACCAGTGGCGAATGAGCAAGATGAGCCCCATACTCAGAGCTCTAGGTAGAAAATCTCTTTTAGACTTTTTGCGATCTGCTAAAAGAATGCACGAGGACGCTATGTCCACGTACTTTAATGAAACGGTCACTATTGATAAAATCGAACGACATCTTGTAAAAAACATAGAATTTGGACTGGAAGACGAGGCTGAACTTGAGTTCAACGACATATATTCGGGCTTTTCCGTGTTTAGAAAACAAGATAAGATACGTATAACATTTTGGAGATAGTAAATGAATTCTTTCTCATCCTTATTGCTTTTTGCTTTTGCCGTAATAGGCATGACCAACATCATAGTCGACCCAGCCACCATAATGCAGCCAACAAGAGACTTCATAGAGAAGAATTGCCACCCATGGGTCAACAAACTAGTCTCTTGCTATCAGTGCTCTGGAACTTGGGCGGGCTTCCTTTTTGGATACATCCTCATTGGAAAGGACCCCCTCGTGGTATTTTCGTGCGGAATGGCGGGAAGTTTTCTATCCACTCTTTCGGCCGTATACTTGAACTACTTAGAAGCAAAAAGCGTCATAGGAACGAATATTGATGAGTAAGAAAAGAATACTGCTTTGTGACTATTGCGGATGGAAGAAGATTTGCGACCTTGATGCGTCTGGTCTGCACGAACTCAAAAGTGACACACTCAGTAATAAAAAATTTAGGTGTATCGGTTGCGGCCGAGCCATTTCAGCAAGGCCTTTTAAAGATCCTCAAGGCGAAGCCGACATAAAATCACAAGAAACGAAGATAGAAGAGGAAAATAAAAAGTGGATAGAAGAACACATTCAATTCCAAGAAAAGTTTTTAAAGGAAAGAGAAGATGAATAACAATAAAATAAGCCTAATGGATGTAAAGAAGGCCTTAAAGGATTCGAGGTTCAGATTGACACTTCCTAAAGAAATGGAAAAAGAAGTTGATGAATTTCTAAACAATCCGGGATGTGCATGCCACATACCTTTGTATAGAAAAGTAGTCAAAGACTGCAAGGAGCAACTTCGAAAGTATTATCCCAATCTAGAAGTCCCAGACCATGAAGAGGAAGTTAAAAAACTTGCTGAAAACAGTTGGTCTGTGATCAACTGCCATATAGATGAACTTGAGAAAAGACTAAGTAAACTAGGCCCAGGAAGAAAACAACTAGACGTCGCTAGATGGGAAGATCAAGTCACCGTGGTCGTAAACGACTTGGACATAATTTTTTAGTTGTTCTTAGGCTTCAAAAACTCTATATTCTCGCATAATTCTTCTCTCCAATCTATGGACTGAAGACGACAGTCCTTTATTCTTTTACTTATGAAGACATTTTTTTGTGCTGCTGATTCCAAAAAAATATGGTTTTTCTCGACGATATCTTGGCATTTTTGCCTTGCTAATTCTGATCTTTCTGCCTCTATTTCAATGTTTTCCTCAAGATAACTGCCAAAATACGTTATGGAAACCTTGAATTTATTCAAATAGAACCTCCTTGTACAATTATATATTCTTTTTCAAAAGGCTTTTTTGACCCAGCAATTTGACTCCTTCCATTAATTTCTTGATATTTTCTATCATCTTCGTGGGATATTCTTTGTACTTTGATATTTCTACTGGAAATTCATCTTTGCTGAGCCTTCTTTTTCCTATTGTCATTGCGTTTTCATACATGCGCCTTGCTTTGTCATACTTTTGACACTTATACAACACGTCCCCAAGTAAACACCAGAATTCGGCAAAGACAGGACAAATGGACAAACACGACAAAGCATTCCTAGCCGCCGACTCAATTTCTCCCGTATGGAGTTGAACTTGCGCCATGTTGTATCTGAGAAGAATTCCTGAAATTCCCGCTTTCGGGTCCATGACCAGATACTGTTCTGCAAGCGAGAAGAATTCTTTATATTCTCTGCCAGCAAGATGAGAACAAGCCATGTAATAGTACGGGTCAGGCGAGGTGGGCTTTCTCGCCAGCCAATCCTTACAGATCAATATCTTTTCTTTTCTACTATCCGGCTGGCTTCCAGAAAGAAGAACTATCCCAGGATCACATTCGGCTTTTTCGTCAACCAATGTCTCGTAAACTGGATTGACAAATTTTATATCCTTCCAGAGCCTAATCTCTTTGGAAACGATCCCTCCGTATATTGTGTATATCCTAGTCGTATTGTCTGCGGCTTCAAGCCTTTCTCGTCCGCTCGCTAAAACTTCCCAAGGCTCTACATAAAAATTAATGCCCGGTTCGATAAGACTATTTCTCGCTTTTGAATAGTCCCCCTCCCACCTTATTTTTACGACCTCTGCCCCGTATTTGGTACAAATCTGGGGCGTTCCATCGGTAGATCCCAAGTCCCCGATCACAAGCCTTCCGACCCCCGATAGCGATGCTAGAGTTTTTTCAATCGTCGCCGCGTTGTTTTTGACAAGAATTTGTACCGTTAGCATTAGATCTTTCGCTCAAAAGGAACTCCACGGCCTCCGCCTCTCTTGTCATCCCCAAGACCGAATAGTGCCTTTTTAAATCCTCGTAACCCTTTTCTGCAAAGGGATTTTCCATGATTAATAAGAGAGCCGACAAAACGCCCTCATAACCTAATTCTTCCATTTTTCTCTCTATTGGCCTCACTATTATAGGACTGCCCAAAAACTTTTAAATTAGCCGTCCGACGCGCTTGGGGGAAAATGAATGAGTATCTGAATAACAAGACTTTTGAAAGCATTATAAATCAATTTCAAGACTCGAAAAGAGAGAAGCAAAAACTCCTCATAATAATGGACGAGATAAGGGGAACGATAGAAAGAAAAAAGATCAGGAAGGTCAAAAGTAATGAAAATAAGGCGGCGCTCAAAGAAAAGGAAGAACTTCTCAAGAGTACAGACAAAAGTCACGAGGAGTCCAAGCAGAAACTAGCCTACGCTTTTTTCACTCTTTCCGAGAATATAGTGCGATACGCCAAGTTTCAACTCATAGATTCCGACGATGCCATCCAAGAGGGTGTAATGATATGCTTTGACAAAATAGGAAGGTTCGACTCAAGAAAAGGAAAGGCTTTCAACTATATGACAACTTGCATTTTAAATCACTTCAGGCAACTATACAGAACCGCAAGGAACTACAATGAACTAAAGAAAAAATACCTAAACCACATACAGATACTTGAGGGCAACTCTTCGTTTAATAATGGAAGGGTCATGTTTGAAAATAACCACTCATAAAGTGGTGTTGATTTTTCTAAAACAATATGTAACATTTAGTCTATGAGTAACACAGATCACATTGAAAGACAAGAGCTCATAAAGAAGCTCATAGATAACGGGTACGAAGATATAGTCAACGCCCTTCTGGATGATGAAAAAAAGGTTTATACTAAGAAGGGAAGATTAAACAAAAGTGGGGCGTGCAGGAAGTTAAAACTGAAGGCCAAGCAACTTGAGGATAAACTTGCAGAGATGCGAGAATTGCTCAAGAAAGACATAGAATAATCACGCAAGCCCAGCACCACCGCCCGGATTTATATCTCCTGTAAACAACGAGCCGCTGTCGGAACAGTCTTTGGCGTATGCCCTGTCATACCTCAAAGTCATCTCCACTGTAACGACATCTTGATTGCTCATGTCAAGATCTCCCCACTCTATATTATTGGGCCATATATTGCTGTACACCCATTCTTCCATAACATCGCCGCATCCGCTGTACATCTTGAGTCTTCCAGTTTTCTTGAAGGCCCCGGGCGCCGGAGCCCTCCAAGTTCCCTTGTCGTCGCACGGCTCGTAAATCTGTTTTAGCCACTGGAATATGGGATTCTTGTTTCCTTTTAGGTCATAGAGGGTCAAGTTTATAGGCTTCCAGTCAGGCTTTCCAGGAAAGTATATAGTCTCGTTAAGGTGCTGAGCTTCAATTTCTTTAAAACTTAGACTAGGTCTCGCTGCTTTGTCTGGAGGTAAAGCGCTGGTTCCGTCGTCACATACTTCATCTATGAAGAAAAGCCATCTGAACTTCCTCATCATGCATAATTCTTCGCCCCCTAGCCTACCCAGTCCCATTCTTTGTTTTTCCATCCCTATCCTCCAACATTAATAGAGTTATCAAACGAAAAAGGCCAGCGTTTCCGCTGGCCTTTTTGTCATTCTTATTGAAAAAGCATGTATTAACGAACAGGGTCGCCAGAGAAACCCACTCTCGGAAGATTAGTGGTTGCCCCTTCTCCCCCTGCACTCATGCCGAAGACTCCTCCAGACTGCGTGCTGCAAGCGCAGCAGCTAGTTATTGGATCTCTTCCGCACAAGTTCTTGTACGAAACATTGCCGTACCTTACGGTAACCTCAACTGTCGCCTCTTCCGAGGATGAGTAGTCTAGTTCGCCGAAGTTGACGGCTTGAGGCCAGCAATCGCCCAGAGTCCATCTTTCCATGGGATCTCCGCAACCCGTGTACATGGTGCAGATTCCGATTCCGGCGTAGCAATTCCTTCTCGCGTTCTGTTGGAGCCCCAGCGGATCGGTGAAATTGTATACATCGGCTAGCCAGTCCCACAAGGGCATATTATCGTCACCGCTCACGTCGTAGTATGTGATAGTAACTGTTTCCCAAGTACCCTTCCCAGGAATGTAGGTCTTTCCATTGAGGAAGTTTATTTCTGTTTCCTCTATAGAGATGTTGGGACGAGCGGCCATCTTGACAAAGCTCGCCGGAACGTCTTGCTTCGTGCCTCCCACGAGAGCATCATTGCCTGCCGCCACCCCTCCACTTCTTCTGACCTCAAAGGTCCATCTAAACTTCCTCTTGTGGGTGACTTGATCTCCACCCAACTTTCCCAAACCCATTTGAATCGCCATTTTAATCTCCTCTTTTTATGATTTCACTTATCAGAAGGTGTCTGAACCGGCATCAAAACTTCCGGTTCTATGGATGCTAAACTCAAGGAACATGAACTCTACGGCCCTTGTCGGCTGAACACCGATTCTGGCTCTGAATTCGTTCCTGTCAATAACGTCAGGCGTATTCAGTTCCGTGTCGGCCTTGATGATGAATGCCGTCAAGCCTCTCTGTATCTGAACCTCACGCAGAATTCTTGTGGCTATCTCGATGAACTTCTGGCGGAAGATTTCATCATGCGGTTCGAACAAAAGCGTTCTGGACGCAGATCTGATTCTCTTCTCTATCGCAAACATTAGCCTTCTTACGTTCACGCGATCCAAGGCTGTCGGCTTGCGTTGCAAGGTCTTCTGGCCCCACACGACGAAGTCTTGGAAGTCCGCGTACTGGACGATCGGGTTGATAGCGTTTCGGTTTCCGTACATCAAGTCCCTTTCCTCTAAAGTCGGACGACTGAATACGTCAGTAATTCCTGGCACCACGCCACGGTTCACGCCGGCCGGGGCGAACCACGGAGCCGCAAGGTTGTCGTTTCTGGCGTAGACCGCCATGATTGAGCCCGAAGGCGGAACCCAAACGTCAACATTATTGAACGTGTCACGAATCTTGACCCACGGCCAGTAGAGGGCCGCGAAGTCTGAATCGAAACGCGTTGTGTTCAGCGGATGAGCTCCGTTCTGCCAGTGGATTATTTCTTTAACCGTAAGACCGAATGGTGCGTCTATGATTGCCATGCAATCCATTCGCATGTTCTGACACATGTCAATCATAGCCAAAACCACGCCCGTTGACGTGTGCCCTGGAACGGCGATCAAGTCTAGGTCTATTTGTTCCGGCTCGCTCAAGGCGTAGATGCCGGTATAGCCCACGAGGTTTCCGATAAGGAAGTAATCTTGGTCGTCTGGATCCGAGGGGATGCCGTCCGAACCGCCAAACAATTGATAAGTTCCATCAAGCGGAGGCGAAGGATTACTTGTGTTATCTATGGCTCTCACGTAGTCCGAAACCAAACTCAAGAACGTCTCAACGTAGAATCTGCTGGTCTCGTCTTTGGTCAAGTTGCCCCAAGATTCGACTTGCACGCCGTTGTTATAGACCTCCATTATGAAGTTACCTTCACGGATGTTGTTTTTCACAACAACTTGGGTTGAGTTGCCATCAATGCCCGGCGAGTCTGCCGTGAGCATTACGGAAACGTCGCCGAACCTGTTGGTATCGCCATTTACAACGCCGAAACTGGAGACGGCCGCTGCGCCACTAACGCCCCTGGGAGAAAAACCTGTTGCCGTTATGTACATCGACTTGTTAGAACCGTCTTTGCCGACGACAGATGGATTTGCGGGGTCGAGAAGCGGAGCATCAAATCCAAGAATCTTGAAGGTAGAACTTTCATTCTTCACAATGAGTCTTGCGTCATTGCCGGAGTGAAGCGTCCTGAGGGAGACATAATCCCCGACAGCGACAGCCCTAAACCCGCCCGGCACATCACCGTTGGAAATTTTATCGTTAATCGCACTAACGACTTGGGCGGCAGTCGCATTTTGTCTGGTCGCCAAACTCGATAAATCAAGAACTTGCACAACGTTATCAACAAGCACATTATCAGTGCCGTCAAGCACAACTTGAAGGTCATATTCGTCAAGAGTGGTGAAATCAAACGTGGCGGCCGCACTACCCGTGAACTGCGCACGGGTCATGCCGCTACCCAATCCCGTCACTCCCCCGAATCCATAGAAGGAATCTTGAACAGATACGAGTTCTAGTTGGGCTCTAGGACCAAACGAGAACGTTGTTCTTAATCCTATCCTTGATACGCCGAATCTGGCTGTGTACTTGTAGTCCACTGAAATTCTGTTGACACCCGCGACTAGATTGCTCTGGTAAGTCAGCGTTATAGTTCCGCCTGGATTGTCTATGGCCCCCGCTATGGCCTTGTTCGCCGGGGATTCCACAATGGTCTTGAACGAGAAAATTCCTTGCTCGTTGACCTTGAAAGTTTGAACTACCGTGCCGCCTATCACAACGCGTCCTGTCACCGAACCTGCAACAAGGTCTCCTTGACCTAAACTGAAAGTTACTTGGTTGTCGGTTTCTGTTGTTGTCTGCAACTCGGATTCTATTAGGCTTGTTTTCTCCATCGTGGAGAAGAACTCTATGCCGTCGACCGCCGGGTCGAGTTGCATGTTGAGATCGTCAGCCAACTGGGAGGCTGTGTATCCGCCGTTGTTGACTAGCGGATCGGGATGGTTTGCATCGGAAAGGACTACGAGAGTCTTCGAGGCGAGTACTCCGTTGAGCCTCCATCTGAAGTACATGTCTTTGCTAAATCTATAAGGACCAGCTTGGCTTGAGACCATCATAACATCGCCACCGGCCGAAGGAAGTTCGACTTGAGCCGAACGAGCTCTTTCCCAACTCACAGCGTCCGTATCGGCGACGCGAACTATGTAAAGTTCCGTCGCGACGAGCAAATACTGCTGGGCCGCATAAATGAGGTAAGGATCGCCCGCCTCGGGATGAGGATAGCCAAAAACCGTATTCAGCTGCCTTGTTGACTGGATCACTGTCGGAATATTGATCGGACCCTTGCTCGCAAAGCCAACCAAACCAGCCCTGTGGAAGGTCTGATCCGGAGCGATGAAGCTCAAGTCTTTCTCGGTTATTCTTACCGACGGTGAAATTGTATTAGACGGCGGAAAGCCCTTTAGTATTGCCATGACTTATTCTCCCTTGTTCAATTCTTTTTTTGTTACATGCCTTGTCGAAATCAGCCCCATCTTTTCTGCTCTCTCGACATATTCCGTACTTCTCTCATCCTCTAGCATATAGATGTTGTTTCCACCACCTATGCCAGGAACATTCAGTGTCGTGAAAGCCTTGGGTGACCTTCTAGATCTTATTAGTATCTGAACTGGACCCCTTGTCTTGTTCTTAATCTCAATCATTTAATTTTGCCTTTCTATTTTATCAACACTGTCTTCCAACTTATCCAACGCCTCAGTAATCTTGTCCTCATTGACATTATTGTAAAAATCCGTTTTTGTTGCGAGAACTGACTTGTTTCGGACAATCGGCTGTGGTATATATGCCTTGGCTGTCAAATTAAATTCGAACTTAATTATTCTTTGGTTTTGATCGCCTGGTTCATAGTCCACATTGTTCGCTATGGAATCTAGGTTGACCGCAGTCTCCCAGTTGATTCCTCTAACGCGTATATATGCAATTGGAGAAAATTTTAGCATAATCTGCTCGAGAATTTGATCCATGTCTTCCATGTACATGGTCCAAGCCGTAAGAGTGTAGGTCTTGTTGATTGGTATTCCTCTTGCTACCCCGAACACTGTGTCTCTCTCAAATTTCTCTTTGGTGGTGAAGCCAGGCTTGCTATCGGGCCTAAGTCTTCTCATATAATCAAGGGCTTTATGGTAAGTATACCTAGTTTGGTCGAAGTCCATGCCGCTTGAATATATGGCAAGAACTGGAAGTCTTATCCTTTCTACGACGAGGCTTCCGTCTTTCCTGACGTTATCTTGCAATATCCAAGTTACGGCTCTTTCTTGTGTGCCCCACAGTATCGGAACCTTGTGCGCTTTGCCGTCTTCGTCGATCACGACTAATTTGGAAAACATATCGACCATCGCCTCGTCGCATCCTCTAAGACTCTTAGAATACCTGTAGAGCACTTGGCGTTCCGGGTCGTTCATGTCATCGACAATTTGTCCGGTCTGCATAGGGTCGCACTGCGCGTCTTTTCCAAGGCCAACCTTTGACTTGGCTGCTTCTTCGACCCAGCCAGTTCCCATGCCCGGCCCCGAGCAACTTTTAGGTGTTTTTTCTTTGTTTCTGCTGGTTTCGGCTGGAGATATGGGATTGCAGTCGTTCAATCCCTTGCTCTGGTGGTTGCCCGGATTAACGTTCATAATTTTCCTCTCTTGTCTATGTAGACTAGTGGAGATTGATCTACTTGCACTTTTGCGATATATTCATCGAATGATTCTCGTCAAATACAGAAACTGGCATCTCGGCACTCCGCCCGCCCCCATCAAACTTCAGATCCCGGGCTGGGCTGGCAATGATAGAAATCACGGCGACGGGGCTACCCCTCAGCCATGGCACTGCCCTCCGTTTGTCGAGGGAAGTACCTACGGGCACGAACTCATATATCCGTTCAAGAGTGAGTGTCGAGTCACGAGACGCCACGGCCAACTGTTGTTCGAAGGCGACTTCTCTGGCGAAGAATGGAACTTAAACGAAGAAGCCAAAACGATCTCGGGCAACGAGCCGAGAAAGAAATCCCCTCCGATGATGAGTTTCGCCTCAGGTCACTATGGCATGTCGAGCGCCTTAGATATGGAACCCCCCGAAGGATATGTCATCAGAACAGAGCCCCACCCTAGGTTCTTCACTGATGAAACCGGCACTGTTCCTTGCCTCGTGCCCGGCCACATACAAAGGTGGTGGTCTAGGATATTCTTCGTAGTATTCAAGGCTCCAAAAGAGGGCGAGATCCATATTTTCCGGGCGGGAGAGCCCTACGGCCAAGTTCTGTTCGTACCGCAAAAGAACGAAGTCCAATTCGTTCCCTTCACGGATGAGGAACGGATAGAGAGGGAAAGCAGAGAGAGAAGAATAAACGACCACGGATTAAAGATCGCGACCCATTCGTGGACAGCCAACTCGCGACTCACCTTTGACGACAAATATAAAGTCCTCGGAAGAGCCTACTCTAGGGGAGGATATGGGGACGTAGACAAGATGATCTTGGACAAAATATCTGCTGCCGCTACTCCGATAGAGATAAAGACGAAGATACCCAAGCGGCTTTTCTCCGCAAGAAGATGAAGCACTACCCCATAAAAAAATCAGAAACCAATAAGAAACCTTATATGCCGGAAGGAATAAGACTTCAACTACCAAAGCCCAAGTTCCCGAAAGTTGTTTTGTGGAAAGTGAACGAAAACAAAAACATCGATTTTATCTGACATATCATGGAAAAAATAAAATACGCTTGTTCCCTTGGATACATGTGCCAGACAGCACAGATTTTAAAGATAGCAAAACTCAAGGTTTGCTCTTATCCTTTTGATTGGGTCTTTTCAGATTGCGACGTAGTTCTAGACTGTTTAGAAGACGATTTTAAAAAGTTCTTAGACCGGTCCAGATATACAGATCCCGCCCATAAGTACCACGACAATCAGTGCGGACACTCCGATTACCACGAGGATTTCTTTTTCCATAGGAATCCAAAAGAAGACCACAACTACCGGTATTACGAAAGATGCGTTTGGCGATTTAAGGATCTTTTGAAGAAAGATGATAAAAAACTTTTTCTAGTCATGATTGTACCCGACGCCACACAACACCCCAAAAACGTTTTTGAGGAACTTCAGAGCGATCCGGAAAGTGCCGTTCGCAAATCTCGTGAACGTCTTTGCCATTTCAACCTTAATCTTAAAAAACACACTAATAACTACAGAATAGCCGCTTTCTTTAACCTCGTCAGCGGAGAAAATAAGTACAAACTCACCAGCGAAGATAATCTTGATTTTTTTGAATTTCACACCGTGAAAAAAAGCAATGGTTTGAATTTTTTCTATGAAAAAAATGGGTTTAATTTACCCTACGAAAAAGACAATGATTATCTGTGTG